CACATCTATGAACAACTAGTAGATCTTGCACGTCAATGGAAAAATGCAGGACATGATATTTGTTCAATAGATCTTTTGATTAACAAATTAAGATGGGAGATTGGTATCAGAAGTCGGGGGCACCAATTTGCTATAAGCAATAATTTTGCCTCTAGATATTCTAGACTTATAGAAGCTAATGAAAGAGATCTTGCCAATTTCTTTACAAAGAGACAGTTGAAAAGCTCATGGGACTAGAACGTATCGAAACGAAACGAGGTCATAAATATCTCCTCGATGGTCAACCTGTAAAAGGTGTAACTACATTATTGGGTAGCGGTATGCCAAAACCTGCACTGATGTATTGGAGTGCAAAAATGGTTGCGGAATATGTTGCCGATAACCATCGACATTTGGATAAATTGTTATCTAAAGGCAGAGATGAAACAATTCAATTTCTGAAAACAGTACCGTGGGCAGAACGTGACAAAGCTGCAGCACGTGGAACTGATATACACAAAATTGCTGAAACTATCATCCATGGTGGTGAAGCAGAAGTACCAAGCGAGATTGCCGATTATGTACATGGATATATTAAATGGTTAGATGAATATGATGTAGAACCAATATTGACAGAAAAAGTTGTAGCAAATAGAGAGTATAACTATGCAGGTACTTTTGATGCAATTCTGAAATTCAATGCAGGTCCACTACAAGGTAAAACATATTTATGTGACTGGAAAACTAGCTCATCTGTATACGGTGAAATGGCTATGCAGTTAAGTGCTTACTACATGGCAGATTTTTACGTTGATGATGATGGATCTGAAAAGTTATTACCTGCAATTGATGGACTAGCAATAGTACATATTACAAAAGAGAAAACTTCCGTATGGATAGTTACAGATTCTAATGTTGCATGGGATTCATTTTTACTTGTCATGGATCTTGCAAATAGTTTAGATGAGATTGAACGTCTTATGGAACCTATAGATAGTTGGGGGCATGATGGATAAAAGATTAGAAAATTATGTAGACGTACCTCATAGGATTAAATTATTTTATGAGAAATATCCAAATGGATCTTTGCAATTAGAATCTATCGATTTCCAAACTATTGGAGATCAGGTAATTGTAATTGGTAAGGCATTAGCCTTTAGAAGTCCTGATGATACAAGACCAGGAGTAGGTACTGCTCAAGAATATTTTCCTGGTAAAACAAATTTTACTCGAGGTTCTGAAATCCAGAATTTAGAAACTAGTTGCTGGGGTCGCGCCATTGGAGCTTTAGGTATTGGCATTGATAAAGCAATTGCAACTAAAGAAGAAGTCGAGTTAGCAATTGAGCGCAACAAACCAGAAACTATCAAGATGAAAAGACCGCATCCTGATCTAAAAAAGATTAAAGATCTTCTTAAAGAGTTAGGACATAGTCCTGAAGAAATGCCAAATGCTGTTGCAGCAATTATCAATCGCAATATAAAAAGCAGCCTAGATCTTACCGATGATGAGATCCAGTTAGTACTGGAAAACTTAACAAAGGTAAGTCAAACATGAGAATGTCATGGGATAAGTATGGATTAGAAATTGCGAAAGCAGCCTCCTATCGTAGCGAAGATCCTTACTTAAAAGTCGGTGCTTGTGTATTGCGAATAGATCGCAGTATCATCAGTATCGGTTACAACGGAGCTGCGTCAGGCGTCGATATTGATTGGGGAGATAGAGATTCTCGACGCAGCTACGTTATACATGCTGAAATAAATGCTTTGCGCTATTGCACACCAGATCAAACTCGTGGTGGCTACATGTATGTTACGCATCATCCGTGTTTAGAATGCATAAAAGTTATTGCTAGTTATGGTATTGACACGGTAACATATTCTGAGTTAATAGACAATTCAATTTATGATTTAGAGGCTATAAAAAACATGGCACAGGAATACAATATAAAACTAATACAAGGGGCAATTTAATGAGTGGACTTGATTTAATCTTAAACGCACAAAGAGATTTACAAAAGAAACATTTTAAGACGGACATAGCTCAATTAACAGATGAACAACGTGCTCAGTACATAAGAGACATGAGTTTAGCGTTAACTGACGAATTGCATGAAGCATTGAATGAGACAGGTTGGAAACCATGGGCAACATCTAGACATTTTAATCGAGAAGCATTTCTTGGTGAAATGATTGATGTATTGCATTTTTGGTGTAACTTGATTTTGCTTGCTAACGTTAATGAGCGAGATATTGTCGAGGCTTATTGTATAAAAGCTGAAAAAAATGCACGACGACAAATGCAAGGTTATGATGGAGTAACCGGTAAATGTCAGATATGTGCACGAGCGTTTGATGATGCAGCTGTTCTTTGCACTCCATTAGCTTGTGAGAATTCAGAATGAATACATATGTTATAGATGACATTGTTACATCTTTTACAAATCGCATAGCAAGTCATAGATCCGCATGGCCAAGAATGCAGAGATGTATTGTTGAAACTGCATATGATAAACATATTCCAATTGCTTTTGATGATTCGTCATTGGTAAAAAATGGAATTTGGTTAGTTTCAACTCCAATGGAATTCAAAGGCGAAGTTTTTAATCTATTTGGTGGATATACTAAAGATACCAGAGACAGAATTGCTCGAGTTTTAGACATGGATCTAAATAATATAAAAGCTTTGGATGTACCTATCGGAGATATTGAAAGAATTTTACGTCCACGCGCTGTTAAAACAGATTTTAATTTTACAGAAAGCGAATGGTCAAAGATTAAAGATCTTATGAAATGTGAAGTTATAAAACACGATGATTTAGTATTGGACATTCAGAGAGTTATTATAGGCGATTCACATTCCATTTCAAGATATAGAGCAAACACTGTTGTTTATAGACATGACGGTTTGACACTACATGGACTATTAGAACGTGGTATTTATACATATTTGCCTAAATATTTTATCCCTCATTTAGTAATTAACGCAGGCAATGTGGATATAAGACATCATTTACTACGCCAAACAGATCCAATTGCTTCTACTCGTGCATTGATAACTGAATTGCGAGTACAATTAACTTTTTTACAATCGAAAGGTTTAATTGGAACTTTTGAAGTGACTGCACCATATCCAATTGAGTACGAAGGTAGAAAAATACCGCAGACTGGTTTTTATAAAGGAACTGCCTTTTTCGGTAGTCAACAAGAACGAGACAAAATACGATCTTTAATGACTAATGAAATGAAATATCAAATAGAAAATGTACATGAATGGCCAGAAAATTGGTATTTAATTAGTCCAGAAGATTATGCAAAAACTTATATGGAAAAGCCAGGTTCAGTACATTTATCTCCTGAATTTTATGAATGGGATTTAGAAACCAATAAACTTAATTCGAGGATATATGCCTCAATTAGTTGAAACTATCTACTGGGAAGATTTCAAACAATACTATCAAAAAGCTGCAAAATTGCAGACAATAAATATTTCTAGCGCAAACGGTAGAGATACGTCTGAGGACTTGCATGTTGATGATCCACTTCAGCATCATATAACTATTTATGATACCGTAGATCGAGAGTTTGCTGGTTTTAGTAATGCAATCCAACAAATTTGGTATGGATCTAACAATCCTAAAAAATGGCAAATTGACAAACGTTTTGATGGATATAACTTACATGCTATGGATTGGTTTTATCTATTTCTTTTACATAGAGTGACAGGTTCTGGGGCATCATTTAGTTATGACCATGGTTTTAGAAATAGTATCTTATCGGATATGGCATTAAATTCAGATAATTTAATTCATATGAAAAACTATGTTTTAAGTGAAATGAAAAATGGACGAGCTATTTTCACAAGTATTGGAAATCAAATACCACAATTTCCAAAACCAACATCACTATATCCACGTGGTTCTCAGTTGTATATTGCAGAGTACATGCCACGTTTAGTCGTAGACTTTTACAGATATATTTCTGAAAACCCATTATCTTTGTCAATACGTGAAGGTGTTGATTGGATCAATGGTTGGCATAAATTAAATGGTTTGAAATGTTTTCACTTTGTTATGACTGCCTTTGTCATGGATATTGCTCAATATTTTCCAACTTTAATCGATCCCTGGAGCCGCGTTAATTATGGCAAAAATGCCATTGAAGCATTAAATTTAATCTTCAAAAATGATGGATATAAACAAAAAGATTTTTTAGATGCTGCAATGGATCGCATATGCAATGAGTTTAGATCTCCATATGATACAAGAGATTTAGAACGTAATCTAGGCAAAGGTTTAAGTTTAGAAGACGTAGCATGTGATTATGTCCGTTATGTTGAATGTTACGTTCCAAAAGGTTATGAACATTTAGAACCTTGGCAAGTAACTAATAATTCTATGATTCCAAATCATACAAAACATTGGACTTATACTAAACATTTGGAGGCTCATAGTGTTTAAGGTAACTAATGACAATTCGAACAAATACTCATATAAAACAAGAGATGAATGGTTAGATCTTGCTAATAATTGGCACGATGAAGCACCTAGTCCTAACATCACAACTTTTTATGGAGCAACAATCTGGGACGATTCAATTACAGGTATAGGAACTAAAGGTAGATGGGGTGATTTATTAGTTAAAACTATGGAATCAGATCATCTTGTTTATGTGCAACCTAGAGTCGGTTGGGCCGGAGTTTCATTGTCTGCATTGGCAAAAAAATATAACAAAAAACTTACTTTGTTTATGCCTGCTAGTAAAGAAGTTAGTGACCATCAATTAGTTTGCATTGAACGTGGAGCTAAACCTATTTTTAGACGTATTGCTGCAATGCCTGTATTAAATAAATATGCAAAAGAATGGGCAAATGAAAATGGAGCAATGTTTGTACCATTTGGTTTAGACCATCCATTAGTCGTTGCAGCAGGTATCAAATCAACTTTACAACAATGGGGAAATAGACCCGAACCCAAAGATGTAGTAAGCGTTATTTCAACTGGAGTTTTAACTCGGACATTACAAATTACTTGGCCGAATGCAAGATTTCACGGAGTTGCAGTTGCTCGTAATCTACATCCAGGTGAAATAGGTCATGCAGATGTTTCTGCTTATCATAGAGGTTTTAGAGAACCTGCAGATTACGCAGAAAAGATAAACAAAGAAATTTCTTCAGCGCCGACCTACGACTGTAAAGGCCTTGAACGGTTTATGTTATCCCAGACAAATGCTCCTCATGAATCTAGTACTATTGTCTGGAATGTTGCAGGCGATGTTAAACCAGAATTTATGAAAGCTACAGATGTTGATTCAAATAGAAATTGGGGTGAGTTTAGATGATAACTATCATCGAAGGTTCAGATGGAACTGGTAAAACAACTTTTGCTAGAAAATTAGCGGATAAAAGAAATGCAACATATTTACATGCATCGCATCCGACATCTGCAAATTGGGTTGAAGAATACATCCGACCTATTAAATCCGATAATATGGTTTTAGATAGATGGCATGTTGGAGAAATTGTTTGGCCATATATTTACGGAAGATCTTCTATGTTTAATGAGAATGATTTTGACCAATGTAATTGGGAACTAGCTAAAATGGGAGCTCATCTAATTATTTTAACTAGATCAGAAGATGCAATTGCTGATGAATTATTAAGTCGTGGCGAAGAAAAAGAAATAGAATTTGTTCTCCATTCACGCTTTTTATTTATCAAAGCTTTCAATGCAGTTAAATATTTAGATAAAAAAATCATACAAAGTGAGGTAGTGAGATAATGTATATAGTTACTAGTACTCCATCAGAAGCTTTAGAATTAGTTACTCAATATACTATTGAACAAGGAGATGCTATTGCACCTCGTGGTCAAGTTACAAGAGAACTACTTAATGTATTAGTTAAAATAGAAAATCCATGGCATATCCCTGTTAAAATGGAAAATCGTAAATTTAACCATAAAATTGGAGCTCGTGAATGTTTGCAATTAGTAGGTCAAACATCAGATCCAGAAATAATGACAGAAACTGCAGAAGTATTTAACAATTACATGGATCATGATATTTTACATGGAGCATATGGACCAAGAATTTATGGCAATTTGTCTAAAGTAGTTGAACAACTTAAAAAAGATTATTCTACGAGACAAGCTGTTTTAACTATTTTTGATTCTAATAAAGATCTAAATGCCAATGTAAAAGATGTCCCTTGTACATTAAATTTGCAATATTTTATTAGAGACGATAAACTTATTGCTAGAACTAGCATGCGAAGCAATGATGTTTACCTTGGATTGCCTTATGATTTAACGCAATTTATTGGTTTACAAGGAGCAATTGCTAAAGCATTAGATATTGAAATGGGATCTTATATTCACAATGTTGGATCTATGCATATTTATGAACAACATATTCCAAATGCACAATGGATAAAAACTTACCTTAATGGTCCTTACTTACAATATGAACCTATGTGGTCAGGTAAAACTATTGGTGAAATATCCTCAACAGCTAGAAAAATACTTAAAGGCCAAATACCAACACAATTAACAAAATTTGAATCATATTTAGCAGGCAAAAATGGCGATTGATTCTAATATTCAACGCTGCCACTCTTGCGGTCAATGGACTTGGTTTGCTGAATTTCAAGTGCTGATGGGCGAGACTTTACTTTGTAAGAATTGCCAGAAACCAAAGGTGCAATAATGTTACCAAATCAAACAGAGGTTATTAAACGACTCAGTGAATTGTCAAGACTTTTAGATAAAGCCACTGATGATGTTGCTAAATTAGATCATGATTTTATTACAAAAAAAGCACTATATGAGAAAAGTTATGCATTGGCATTTGTGGAATCTAGTGGATCGATGGATCTTCGCAAGTATGAAGCAAACTTACAATGTGCAACATATAAACTTGAAATGGAATTAGCAGAACAAGTATTGCGAGCATGTAAAGAACGAATAAATACACTAAGATCTCAAATCAGTATTGGACAGTCAGTATCGGCTGCATTAAGAACGCAATTTGGAGCTGAAGCGACTGGACAATATACGTGAGAGCAAGATCTAAGAAAATGGCACAAAAATATGTGCAACGACGCAAGTTAGTTGCAAAAATACTCAGTGAAAGACCTAAGTGTGAAAGATGTTGGATTGCACCATCATCACAAGTCCACGAGATTCTTTCCAGAGCTAGAGGGGGATCCATTTTAGATGAAAGTAATTGCGCAGCATTGTGCTTTATTTGTCATCATTGGATTACAAACAACCCCAAAGAAGCAAAGGAGCAAGGATGGCTGAAAAACTCGTGGGAAA